ACTAGTTGAAATGCTTCCTAAAGAATTAAGAGAAGAGTATGAAACGTACAACCAAGAAAGAAGTAAGTAAGAAAATGACAATTTTTGACTGGTTGAAGGAAATAACCTACAACAAGTCACCTTGGAATTCATTTACTGAGGAGGATCGAGAATCATTTAACCCATATATGATTCATCGATTCCTCAGTATGAATCCTGACTATGTGGACTTTGTAAATACTGTACAAACAGTTCCATATACTAGTAAAGAAAAAATATATCATATATATTTATATACGATACCAAAAAGAGATATGTGGCTAAAATATATTAAATCAACTAAAACTAAGAGACAAGAAGCTATGCTTAAGTACATTGCTACTTATTATGAGTGCTCTCTAGGTGAGGCTGAAGAATATGCTGACATATTAAGAGATAATGGTATCAAAAATATCTTGAAACAATCAGGTGTCGATGATAAAGAAATTAAAAAGTTATTAAAATAATGGACAGTATTGTAAAATCAATTATAAAACAATTCGAAGAACGAAGTATTAAAGGTAAAGAAAAATACGGTACTGATCTAGATAGAACAGACCTATCTTTACTTGAGTGGATTGAGCATGCTAAACAGGAACACATGGACGCTATCTTGTATTTAGAGAAAATCAAACACGAAATACTACAAGGTGAAAGTTCCAACAATAGTTAAAAAGATACAAAATTATATTCCAAAAGAAATAAATTACGCGTATCAAAAGAATATCTCGTATAGTCAATTTTCTATATTTAAGGAATGTCCTCATAAATGGAAACTATTATATAAAGATGGTCTACAACAACATACTTCAACTATCCATACTGTATTTGGAACAGCTATGCATGAGGCGCTTCAACATTACATTACTATAATGTATGAACAAAGTGGAGCAGAAGCTGACAGATTTAATATAGAAGAATATTTTGAAGATAAATTCCGTGAAGTATATTTAAAAGAATATAAAGCAAATAATAACATTCACTTTAGCTCCTCAGCTGAAATGAGAGAGTTCTTTGATGATGGTGTTGAAATATTAAATTTCTTTAAAAAGAAACGAGGACAATACTTTAGTAAACGTGGTTGGCATTTAGTTAAATGTGAACTACCAGTTGTAGTGCATCCAGATGTTAAGTTACCAAATGTTATATATAAAGGTTTTCTTGATTTAGTATTATACCACGAACCTACAGATACATTTAAGATAATCGACTTTAAAACGTCTACTAGGGGATGGAATGATAAAACTAAGAAAGACGAAGGTAAACAATTTCAATTAATACTTTACAAAAATTTCTTTAGTAAACAATTTAATATCCCAGAAGACAATATTGAAATTGAATTTTTCATATTAAAAAGAAAAATATGGGAGGAAAGTGATTATCCTCAAAGTCGTATTCAAGAATTTGCCCCTCCAAGTGGAAAAATTAAAATGAAAAAAGCATTAACGGCTTTAAATGAGTTTATTGAATATAGTTTTAATTTAGATGGTACTTACAAAGACAATACTTATCCTATAAAACCAAACGATAATTGTAAGTTTTGCCCTTTTAACAATACCTCTCATTGTTTAAAATAATCTTATATATTTATATACAAAAATATAGTTATAATGAAAAATCAACATACAACATCAGTTAAGATAGATGAGTCGTTGTGGGAAGATTTTAAAGTAAGTTGTGTTAAACATAAATTTTCTTTACAAAAGCTTGCCGAACGAGCAATTCATTTATATCTTACAGACGATAATTTCAGAAAGTCAATTCACAATCATAATAAATTAGACAGATAAAAAGTTTTATGAATTCAAGTTTTGCGTATTTACCTCAAAATGAGAGGAAAAAAATCTTGTTAATTTGTGACGATATAAGAGTACATTCAGGAGTAGCAACTATTGCTCGTGAGTTAGTTCTTAATACAGTTCAACATTTTAATTGGGTCAATGTAGGTGGAGCAATTAATCACCCAGACCAAGGTAAACGCTTAGATTTAAGCGCGGATACCAACACTAACACTGGTTTAACTGACAGTTCAGTTGTCTTATACCCAACTCACGGATATGGAGATGCTCGTTTAATTAGACAGCTAATTAATATGGAAAAACCAGATGCTATCTTTTTAATCACTGACCCAAGATATTTTACTTGGTTATTCCAGATTGAAAATGAAATTAGAAAGAAAACACCTATTGTATACTTGAATATTTGGGATGACTATCCAGCACCAATGTATAATAGAGCTTATTACGAGTCATGTGATGCATTATTAGCTATTTCAAAACAAACCAAAAATATTAATGAATTAGTATTAGGTGATAAAGCTAAAAATAAAATCATAGAATATATACCTCATGGTTTAAACCAGGATATATTTAAACCTCTTGACCCTGAAACACCTGAATTAAAAGCATTTAAGAAACATTTATTTGGAAATAAACAAATTGATTTTGCTTTATTCTTTAACTCAAGAAATATTCGTCGTAAACAAATTCCAGACGCTTTATTTGCTTATAAAATTTTCATTGACTCATTAACTGAAGAACAAGCCAAACGTTGTGCTTTTGTTTTACATACTCAAGTAGTAGATGATAATGGAACAGATTTAGCTGCTGTTAAAGAAATGTTATTTGGTGATGATGAAAAATACAATATCATATTCTCAGATAAAGTATTAGACCCAGCAGGAATGAATTTACTTTATAACAGCACTGATTGTCAAATCTTATTAACTAATAATGAAGGTTGGGGATTAAGTTTAACTGAGGCTATTTTAGCAGGTAATCCAATTATAGCTAATGTGACTGGAGGAATGCAAGATCAAATGCGTTTTTCTATAAATGGTAAATGGATTGATTTTAGCGCTGATTTTCCTTCAAATCATATAGGTACTGTTAAAGAACATGGTGAATGGGCGTTTCCAGTTTATCCAACTAACCGTTCAATTCAAGGTTCACCAGCAACACCTTATATTTGGGATGACAGATGTAACGCAGAAGATGCTGCTGAACAAATTAAAGCTGTTTATTCTTTAGGTAAAGAAGAAAGAAAATCACTAGGATTAAAAGGTCGTGAATGGGCTTTAAGTGATGAAGCAGGATTCACTGGAGAAAAAATGGGCGCACGTGTTATTAAAACATTAGATAATTTATTTGATACTTGGAAACCAAGAGAAAAATATGAACTAATAAACGCAAACCAAGTAGAGAAAAAAGTTGTACCACATAAATTAGTATATTAATAGTTATGAAACCAATGTTTGTTATAAGTGCTCCAGTAGATACCTACTCAGGATATGGAGCCCGTTCTCGAGATCTAGTTAAAGCAATTATTGAATTAGATAAATATGATGTTAAAATTGCTCCTCAAATGTGGGGTAGCACACCTTGGGGTTTTGTAGAAGATAATCCTGAATGGTCATTCTTAAAAGATTATTTCTTAACATCACCTCAATTACCTAAACAACCTGAAATATGGATGCAAATTACAATTCCAAGTGAATTCCAACGTATAGGTAAATTTAATATTGGTGTGACAGCAGGTATTGAAACAACATTATCTCCAGCTGATTGGATTGAAGGTAATAATAGAATGGATTTAGTTTTAACTTCATCTGAACATTCTAAAAATGTATTACTTAATACTATTGCTCAAAAAGTAGATCAACGTACAAATCAAATTGTAGGTGATGTAAAAGTTGACAAACCAGTTGAAGTATTATTTGAGGGAGTAGATATTAATACTTATAAACCAATTGATAAAAGTGAAATTAAAAACATTAATTTAGATGATATTAAAGAATCATTTTGTTATTTGTTTGTAGGACATTGGATAAATGGTGATTTAGGTGAGGATAGAAAAAATGTTGGATTGTTAGTTAAAGCATTCTATGAATTGTTTAAAAATAAAAAACAACGTCCTGCACTTATTTTAAAAACATCTCAAGTAGGTTCCTCTTATATGGATAGAGATGAAATTTTAAAACGAATTAATTTTATTAAAGATACCGTTAATTCAAAGGATTTACCAAACGTTTATTTACTTCACGGTGAATTTAGTGACTCTGAGATGAACGAGTTATATAACCACTCTAAAGTTAAAGCAATGGTAAGTTTAACTAAAGGTGAAGGATTTGGTCGCCCATTATTAGAATTTAGTTTAACTAAAAAACCTATCATCACAACAGGATGGAGTGGACACATTGATTTTTTAAAACCAAATATGTCTATATTACTCCCAGGTACTATGACTCAAGTACATCCAAGCGCAGCTAACCAATGGTTATTAAAAGAATCACAATGGTTTTCAGTTGACACAGGTCAAACGGGTGCTTATTTAAAAGACGTATTTGAAAATTATAAAAACTATACTGAAAAAGCTAAAATGCAAGGCTCATATAGTAAAAATAACTTCAGTTTTGAAAAAATGAAGGAAAAAGTAGATGAATTATTTACTAAATACATTCCTGAATTTCCTAAAGCTGTAGAATTAAAATTACCTCAATTAAAGAAAATTGAATTACCTAAACTTAAAAAAGTAGAAGAAAATGCTTGATAAAATTATAACATGCCCTAAATCAGGAGGTGACCTTTGTTACGTAATAGAGGTAACACCTGAAATTAAAAACTACAGTTCATTGTCTTGTGGATACTGGACTAATAGTTTAATGACTAAAGGAAGTGATTTCTATAATGAACAAATGGAAACACTACCTGAATTGTATAAAGATTTAGCTTGGGAAGATCCAGAAACTAAATTAGTATGGTTACCTCAAACTATCAATGAACCTAAACAAGGTATGATATTTGCTAACGGAGCTAATGCTGATAATTGGAAATGGGCAGCTGTAAAAGCAGTTCCAGTAAGTGAAGCGGAAAAAGAAAAATATCCAATTCCAAAACAACCAGGAAAATTCTATGAATATAGAATGGATATGGGAACACTTCAACATTTTGAAGAAAGAGATTTTATGGAAGCTTTAAGTTATATTGGCTTACTTCCTTAATTTATTATATTGTAATTATGAGAATTAGTTACGCTATAACAGTATGTAATGAGCTAGACGAAATAAAACGTCTAGTTCCTTTTCTTCACCAATATAAACGTCCTGAAGATGAAATTGTTATTTTATGGGATGAGAATGGAGATATAAACGTTTACCAATATTTGATAGACGTATCTGAAGAAAGAAAAGACATTAGATATTATAGAGATTATTTTCAAAATCATTTTGCCGAATGGAAAAACAAATTAACTAGTGTTTGTAAAGGAGATTATATATTCCAGATTGACGCAGATGAGTTACCTAATGAACTATTGATTGAAAATCTTCATATTATATTGGAGAATAATCAATCTGATATTATTTTAGTACCAAGAGTAAATATAGTTCAAGGTATTACTCCTCAACATTTACAAGCATGGGGTTGGAAACAAAATGAAAAAGGTTGGATACAATGGCCTGATCATCAATGGAGAATATATAAAAACATTCCTGAAATTAAATGGGAAAACAAACTCCATGAAGTGTTAAATGGTTACAAAACATATGCTAACTTACCAGAAATGGAAGAATATGCTTTATATCATTATAAAACAATAGAGCGTCAAGAAAAACAAAACAATTATTATAATCAGTTATGAAAAAATTACATTTAGGTTGTGGAACTAAACATATAGATGGGTATACAAATATTGATGTTAGATATTTACCTGGAGTTGATGAAGTAAATAACATTAAGTTTTTACGTAATTATAAACCAAACTCAATTGATGTTATATATGCATGTCATGTCTTAGAACATTTTAGTAGATGGGAATATAAAACAGTTTTAACTAGATGGTTTGAATTACTAAAACCAGGAGGTGTATTGAGATTAGCTGTTCCTAATTTTAATTCAATATGTCAATACTATACTAAAACAGGAGACTTAACATCAATCATGGGACTATTATATGGTGGTCAGGATTATGATGAAAACTATCACTATGTTACTTTTGATTATAATTCTGTTAGTAATGATTTAACTCAAATTGGATTTAGTAATATAACAGAATATGATCATAAAACTACAGAACATTTTAATGTAGATGATTTTAGTAAAGCTTATCTTCCTCATTTAGATGAAAATGGTATATTAATGAGTTTAAATATAGAAGCAATAAAATAATTTTATGTATATAAAGTGTCATTATATGCCTTTAGAAATGTTTGATCATCATATGAATGGTGATGAATATTTAAAAGATAAACCTATTAGTTTATTTAATGATTATCCTTGTTCACAAGAAGACATAAGTAAAAATCCATATAATTTTTTAATTTTATCTGAGCCAAATGAATTATTCGGCTTGCATGATTGGGCTAAAAATAACCATCAGGCTTTTAGTTGTATATTAACTTGGAATGAAGATATTCTAAACTCATGCCCTAACTCAGTTTTATTACCATATGGTATGTCTAATAGATATTGTAGATTTTGGGATGAAAAGGCAACTATTCCTGAATTTAGATTCCCAGAACCTATTAGTGATAAAAAGTTTAATGTGTCATTTTTGTGTGGTAAAAAACATATGGTGGAAGGTCATTTTTTAAGACATAATATTTTTAATAATGTTAATAGAATCACTATACCTACTAATTTTATTTACTCTACAGAAGATAAACACCCGTGGGAAAATGGGAAGGACATATGTTGGGAAAGTATGTTTCATATAGGAGTTGAAAATACTAAACATAATAATTTCTTTACAGAAAAAATAACAGATGCGTTTCTAACTAAAACTTTACCTATATATTGGGGTTGCCCTAATTTAGGTGAGTATTTTAATATGGATGGTGTTATCACATTTGAAACAGTAGATGAATTAATATCTATTGTTAATAATTTAACTCCTGAGTTTTATGAATCTAAAAAAGAAGTTATGGAAGAAAATTTTCAATTAGCATTATATTATGGTGATTATCTTCCTAGAGTAGTGAATATATTAACAGAAATATGTCAATTAAATAATATATGATAAAATTAGTTATATTTGATTTAGATGGTGTATTAGTAGAAGCTAAACAAATACATTATGATGCTTTAAATAAGGCATTAGGTGAGAAATATTCTATATCTTGGGATGAGCATTTATCCACTTATGATGGATTAAAAACAAACCAAAAGTTAGATATGTTAACTAAACATAAAAATCTACCAGCTAACACTCATAAACAAATTTGGGATGATAAACAAAAATATACTTTAAAAGCACTATCAAGTCTAAAACCTAACACTCAATTACAGGTTTGTATGGACTTATTAATTAGCAACGGTTATAAATTAGCAGTTTGTAGTAATAGTATTCGTAAAACAGTATTAACAGTGTTATCTAAATTTGATATTATTGATCGTTTTGATTTAATATTATCAAATGAGGATGTTGATAATAGTAAACCCCATCCTGAAATGTACTGGAAAGCAATGAGTATGATGGGATGTTTACCTGAAGAAACTTTAATTGTTGAAGATTCACCTTACGGACTATTAGCAGCAAATAGAAGTAAAGCTCATGTAATGAGAGTTACTTCCCCAAAAGATGTTAATTACAATAATATAAATAAGTATTTAAATAAAGAAAAAACAAATATGATACCTAAATGGAAAGATGAAAAACTTAATGTTTTAATTCCAATGGCTGGAGCTGGTTCTAGATTTGAACAAGCAGGATATACTTTTCCTAAACCACTTATTGAAGTGAAAAATAAACCTATGATTCAGGTTGTAATTGAAAATTTAAATTTAGAAGCAAATTATATATATGTTGTACAAAAAGCACATCGTGAAAAGTATAACTTAGATACATTACTAAATTTATTAACTCCTGGATGTAAAATAGTGGAAACAGATGGTTTAACTGAAGGAGCAGCTTGTACTGCATTATTAGCTAAAGAATATATTAACAATGAAAATCCACTCTTTTTCGCTAACTCAGACCAATTTGTAGAATGGGATTCAAATGAGTTCATGTATAAAATGAATGAAACTAATGCTGATGGAGGTATAGTTACATTTACAGCTACACACCCAAAATGGTCATTTGCTAAAGTAGATGATAAAGGTTTAGTGACAGAAGTAGCTGAGAAAAAACCAATATCTGATATTGCAACAGTAGGTTATTACTATTGGAAACATGGTTCTGATTTTGTTAAATATGCTGAAGAAATGATTAAAGAAGATATTCGTGTGAATAATGAGTTTTATGTTTGTCCTGTATTTAATCAAGCAATTAAGGATTACAAACAGATTAGAACATTTAATGTTAAAGGAATGTGGGGTTTAGGAACTCCTGAAGATTTAAAATACTATTTAGAAAATTATAAATAAAATAAATAAATAATAATTATGGAAAATTTAAATGGATATGTGAATATGTTAAATGAAACATATAGGATGGGAACTAATAACCACCCCGAACATAATTCAAATCCTAAATATTGGGATATTCTCTTAGGAAATATTAAATCTACCCCAGAAAAATGGAATAATAAAAAAGCATTAGATTTTGGATGTGGAAAAGGAAGAAATGTAACTAATATGCTGTCATTAGCTAACTGGGATGTAGTAGATGGTATTGATGTAAGTGAATCAAATATTGATTATTGTAAAACTTCATACCCTAACCAGAATTCAAATTTTTATAAAAATAATGGTTCTGATTTAAGTGATTTGAATAGTAATGAATATGATTTTGTAATGAGTACAATTGTTTTCCAACATATATGTGTACATGAATTACGTTATAAATTAAAAGAAGAAATATATAGAGTATTAAAACCAAATGGGGAATTTTCTTTTCAAATGGGATTTGGTCCTATAGAATGGGCAGGCCATACAAAACAAAGAACATATTTTGAAAATGGATATGATGCTGAAAATTCTAACGGAAGTAATGATGTTAGAGTCTCAGACCCCCAAGATTTAATTAATGATTTAAATAAAATTGGCTTTAAAGATATTACATATTCTATTGAAGAACCATGGCAAGATTGGGGTCATCCTAATTGGATTTATGTTAAATGTTTTAAATAATGAATACTTGTATATTTACCACCCATACTACTTTAGATTTAAAACATGCTGATTACAGTTTAAAAGCATTATTATCACTCCAAACTGATGATATAGTGTGGGATAATTTTGTTATATATAATACTCATGAGCATGAATTATCTAATAGTGATATTATTGATTTAATTGAAAAACATGATATTAAAAATTATGTTAAAGATATTTTAATATTTCCTTATGATCCTGAAACTAATAAAAAGAATTTACTTCAAGATATAAGAAATTGGTTTGATGTAGGATTATCTTTAGAGTTACAAAATACACCAGGTAAAATACTTTGGTTAAAGTCTGATTATTGTGTCTCAAATAACTTCAATAAAATATTTTTAGAACATAATATTTCTAAATGCATGTGGTCACTTCCAACATTGGGAGCCAAACAAAAAATTAATTATGATCAAATTCTAAATAAATTAAATCTTCTAGAATTTACTCCAGTTGATTTTGAAACATATTATAGAGGTGGAGATAATTATAATAATAACTTACCTAATGAAGAAATATCTCCCAATGGAGAAATGGACTATCATTCATCAATAAATTATGTCTCTCACAATTATATTCATGATTTTAATTTACATGTTATATCTAATGATATTTTAGAATTAGGTCGTGAAATAGCGTATCATCCTCAAGTATTTGATATGAATTCTACTTGGGGTGGTCCTCATAATTTATTTTATGGATTAAAACAAAACGGAGTATATTTTAGTGGTGAGTATAGAGCATATGGTATTCATATGTTTCATGAAATAATTTCTGAGAATAGATTGGAAGATAGAGGAGATGATCGTAAATTACATATAGGAGAAAAATATTAAAATATGATGTTAATATCACATAGAGGTAACTTAGTAGGCCCTAATCCGGAAAGAGAAAATTCTCAATCATACATTCAAGAAGCATTAGATAAAGGATTTGATGTTGAAATTGATGTTTGGGTTATAGAAAATAAGATATATTTAGGACATGATACTCCTCAATATAATATAGAAGAAATATGGCTTCAATTACATAATAAACACTTATGGATACATTGCAAAAATATTAATGCTGTAAATTATTTTTCAAGTAAATTAAAATTGTTTAATTATTTCTGGCATGAGACAGATACTATCACATTAACAAGTCTCAACTATATATGGGCGTACCCAGGTAAACAACCTATTAAAAACAGTATAGCTGTAATGCCTGAAATTAATAATGATAATATAAATGAATGTATAGGAATATGTTCAGATTATATTCAAAATTATAAGAAATGAAAATAGCAATTTGTATAAGTGGTCAAGCTAGAAACTTTAAACAAAGTTATATTAGTTTAAAAACACACTTATTAGATAAATATGATTGTGATATATACTTTCATACTTGGAAAACTCCTAATTTTGAATCAACTAACTTTGGATTTGGAAATAATCAATACTCATTAACAGATAAGGATTATAATAATCTTATTCAACTGTATCAACCTAAAAAATATGATATAGAAAAACCTATATTATTTGATGCTAGTGGTTATAAATGTCCTATTTGGAGACAACCACTAAATAATACTTTAAGTATGTTTTACTCAATTTATAAATCAACCCAGTTGATTGAAGAAACATATGATTATGTTGTTAGAACAAGATTTGATATAGATTATTCTAAATTTAATTTGGAATTACCTCAAGAAGGTATTTCATTACCAGAATGGAATACTGATGTTAGAGTCAAAAATAGAGGGTATTATGATGTATTTGCTATAGGCAAACAACATGATATGAACATATACTCAGAAGTATTTCCAAATATTATATCTTACATTACAAATGATGAACAATTTCTTAATTTCTTATCAGGAGGATGGCCAGGACAAGATTCACCATTAAGAAATGAGTACCTATTAAAGTGGCAACTAATAAAAAATAATATTAAAGTAAAAATATTACCTACATTAGAAGAAAAATCAGATGTAGGGATAATTAGATAATATGAAAGGAGTTATAACTATATTTGCTTTACCTCAAGAGTTAGAAGATTTAGCTCTAACATTATATAATCTAAAAAGGAATTCTATTTATCTTGACAATACAATTAAATACAAAGTAGAAATTACTATGTGTTTATCTGATGAGTTAACTAATTGGAGTGAGTCTAAATTACCTAAAGAGTATATTAAAGAACGAACTGAAGAATTAGTTACTAAATTCTTAGATTGGTGTGAGTGGAAATTAATGTGGGGTGAAGAAGACATACTTGGATGTGTATCTCAAAGAAGATATAGTCTACAAAATAACTTAGACGCTGATTTCTTTATTTGGTTAGATTGTGATTTTATATTTAAAGATTCTACTTTAAGTTATATGACTCAAGCTTATCAAACTATTAAAGAGTCAAATATTGATATGTTTATCCTTACCCCTCAGTTTGTAAAACAGTGGGACAATACTTGGGATGTAATTGTTAATAAAGCATTCTTAAATCATCCTATAGATTATGAATTAATAGCAGATGTTTATAAAGATACTTTACCAGATATCGGAGATATAGAAGTTAAACAAGTTCCCACATTTAAATTTGCAGGTGGTTGGTTCACTTTAATTTCTAAGGATTTATTAAGTAAAACAAATATACCTAAGTCTTTAGGACATTATGGTTTAGAAGATACATATGTTACTGAATGTTGTAATATATTAAAAAACAAAGGTGAAAATGTATTTCAATTTATTTTAGAAAATCATATAATAGGAGAAAGTTATATTCATCGTCCTAATGAAACTATTAAAAAATACATATCAAGTATAAGTAAAAAGAATGAGTTTACAAAAATAGCTCATGATAATTTTCCAATTGAATTAAATAAATTTTATGAAAGAAGTAACAGTAGTATTAACAGCTTGTAACAGAGCTGATTTATTAGAGAAAACTTTAGATAGTTTTTTTGAAATGAATACTTATCCATTAAAACGTTTTATCATTATAGATGATGGAATGAATTTTGGGTGTAATGACTTTGTTAAGGAAAAATATGAATTCCCAATTGAATTAATTTATAATGATCCTAAATTATTTCAAATTAAATCTATTGATTATGCTTATTCATTAGTTGACACAGAATATATTTTTCATATGGAAGAAGATTGGCTATTCCTTAAAAAAGGTTTTATTGAAGACTCAATGAAAGTATTAGAAGCTGACTCAAATATATTACAAGTATGGTTAAGAGGAATAGATGATACAACTGCCCCACACCCATGGAAACCAGATATATATGAAGTAGACGAACTTAAATGTGTATTGTTAGAATATACAGGTATATGGAATGGATTTAGCTTTAATCCAGGCTTAAAACGATTAAGTGATTGGAAAAAATTACCTAATGGTTATGATGGATGTGAACGAATTACCCCATCAGAACAAAGTGGAGGTGTAACTTTAGAATGTGATATCTCAGTTGAATATGCTAAACAAGGAATGATCGCTATGAGATTTTTAGAAACATATATTACTCATATAGGATGGGATAGACATATAATTGATGGAATAGATGGAAAATAATATACCTAAATTTACATTTTGTATTACTTCAAAAAATAATTTGAGGTATCTAAAACATGCTGTTTTCTATATAAAAGAAAATTCAGTTATAAACCATGATATATTGGTGTTTATAGACGCAGATAATGACGGAACTGAAAATTGGTGCTTAGAAAATAATATTAAATATATTAAGAATTCATCTGATAAATTATTTGGAATAGGTAATGCTTATAATTTATTAGTAGAGAAGTCAACTACTGATTTTGTAGTTATATATCATGCTGATATGATTATGGGTAAGGGATTTGATATAGCTCTATATAATAATTGGAAACCAAAAACAGTAATATCCGCTACTAGAATTGAACCTCCATTGCATCCTTCAGATCCAGCTAAAATAGTATTAGACTTTGGATTATGGCCTGAAACAGATGTTAATGATGGGTTTAAAGTAAATGAATTTAATGAGTTTGTATCTAAAAATAAAAAAGATATTATTACAAACGGTATATTTGCTCCATGGTTAATTCACAAAGATGATTTTAATGATGTTAATGGACATGACCCTATTATGAAATCACATAGTGAAGATAGAGATTTATTTAATAGATTTTTATTAAACGGATATGAATTAATTCAAAGTTGGGAAGCATTAGTTTATCATTTAACATGTAGAGGAGGACAATTTGAACATGCTTCTAAAACTCAAGATTTAAATCATAAATCAAATGATTGGAATAAATTAGCTCATACTCAAACAAGAGAATTTATTCGTAAATGGGGGACACCTCCAAAATATAATGAATATCAATACCCAATAATATCTTCAAAATACAATATTGGTTTTGTGATTAAAAACTGTAACCAGCAATTATTAGAAGCTTTAGAACCGTGGTGTTCAACTATATATGTTGATTGTAATTATGATTTATATATTAAAAATGAACAATTAAATACTTCTTTTAATCTATCAGAACGTGTTAAATCATATCATGATATAAAACAAAATGACATATTAATTGAATTTGATGGCTTTTACTTTGGTAATTACCAATTTAATCTTATTCAACAATTACCAGATATAATTAAAGACAATGGTGAGATAGGTATATTTGAATTAGATAACTTAAAAATTACTATTAACTCAATGAATGAGTATCAAAATACTCTTATTAAATTATAATTTGGCTTTTAAACTTTTTATTATTATATTTGTAATAATGCAAAAATACTATGGCAAATATTATTATTACTCACATCTAGACATTCGTAAAGAATCATTAGGTGTATGTATATCATCTGATATAGGTGAAGCTACAAACCATTTTGCAGCCATCAAAAACATGCCTGTGAATGAATTTCTTAAAATATACTCAATAGGATTAAAGAATGAACATAAGTAATTTTGGAAATAAATTAAAAATAAATCTTAACAATAAATCAGAGGAGAAAGAAATGTTTATGGACATTGTTTCTACTCTTGAACAATGCTGGTTAAGAACTAATTTACTTCAGTCTCAAGTAGGAGTTGATTTCTATCAATATGAACAACATTATTTTACTATGATTGAGAACTTATTGTATCTTAAATATGGAGATGCTGTTAGTTCTTTAATTTTATGGTATGTTTATGATCGTTATGATAAAAATGGAAACTTACTTACTATTGAAGTAACAATTAAAGATAAACCTAAAAAAGAATACAAGTTGAAAACACCACTTGATCTTTGGACTCTAGTAGATAAAATAATAAAAACAAAATAAAGGTTATATGAGTAGAAAATGTATTACATGCGGTATTGAGATTGATCCTAGACGAATTGCTATCTTACCTAACACACAAACTTGCACTCAACATTCAACAGCTGAAAAGAAAGTAGCGGTAACTGTTCAAAAAGGTGAAGGTGATCATACATGGATTGAAACATATGCTGTTGAAAGGGAAGATTATGATCGCATGATGGAGATTGAGAATAACTGGAAAAAACAAGTTAAAGAAACACCTGCACCAAAGGTTGTATCAACAGATGAAGATGAGGTTATACCAACAGTAGACGATTTTGAAACCGATGATAAACCAGAGGTTGAAAATTCATTTGAAGAAGAAATTGATGACTACGATATAGGCATATCTGACCATGATGGTATAGGTAATGCATTTGATGATTTAAACTCAGACATGGAAGAATAATTATGCCTAAAGCAAAACATCTTTCTAAAGATCAAGTAGTGTTAGCAATGAGTAAGACTAAGTCTGTTCGTGCTGCCGCTAGATACTTGAATGTGTCTTATATCCATATGAAAAAATGGATGAAGTTCTATAAGAATGAAGACGGAATAACATTATTTGAAGCACATAAAAATCAATCAGGTAAAGGCATTCCTAAATTCTTATCCAATAATGGTACTAGAAAAAAAGACCCAGCATTATTAGATGTTATAGAAGGTAGAATTGATCCGGCTCATTTCAATCCTCAGAAAATAAAGTATAGGTTGATTGAAGAAGGTTATTTAAAGGAAGAATGTTCTAATTGTGGATTTCATGAACGTCGAGTGTCTGATTATAAAATCCCACTTATACTACATTTTAAGGATAATAATAAACAACATTACAGATTAGAAAATATGGAAATGTTATGTTATAATTGTTATTTCTTAATGATTGGTGATGTGTTTAATAATAAACAAATTGAAGGTCTTGAAGATCATAAACCAGTAAATGAAAGTAATGTGGAATGGGAGCTAGATGATTATACATTACAGCGATTAAAGGAATTAGGATTAGATCAATCATTACCACCTGAAGATGGAAGTGAGTTTATAAGTCGGATTTAATATTTATTAATGAATGGAGAAGAAGAAAGAACATAAAGATATCATAGATAATTATGATCTTATTAAGTCTAAACATCTAGAACGTTTAGCTACCAAAATGTTAGTTAATGATGAAAAGATGAATAAACTTAAAGGAAAAGATATTAATACTAACTTTTTAGACTTATTTTAATATGGCTACTGAAATTACTTTAAAAAACAGTGATGAATTTCAAGAAATGATTGATAGAAAAGACTTCATCATATCTAAAGCGATTGTTGAAGCTATATTGAACAATATCACTTCACGTAAAAAACATGTACATATACTATCAGTTAATTGTACTGATGATAATGCTACTTATGATATTACTTTAGAAAGACGTTTCTTTATAGAAACATTACAAGAAAATTTAAAATACTACGTTGAGAAAGAATTATATGAAGAATGTTCTCAAATAGTAGAAGCTATAACTAAATTAACAGAAAAAGAACATGGCCCTAAAGATCCAAACCCAGTCAAAGAAAGAAAAACCAAGAAAAAAACGTCCGGGGATTCACTCGAAGAAAAAAACTAGTATAAATAAAAATAGTAAAAATTACAAAAAACCATATAAAGGACAAGGTTAAGTTATGAGTAAAAATTCAGCACAACAACGTTTAGAATGTTTTAAAGATTGGTTGCACGTACTTGAATCAAAACGTAAACGCAAACAAAAAACAACAAATCCAAAACAAAAACGAGTTACTAAGTATCACCCAGCATTAGAATATGACGGGGAATAATTATCTCGAGATGGTACCGGATGAATATCTGGCATACATGGCTCAAAAGCATTGGGATAAATTAGAACAATTCTGTATACTTTTGACATTAGATATTGAAATTGAACAACAGGGGTTAAGAAATTAACCCCTTGTTTGGCTTCCAGAAATCTTGATGTTATATTTAGGTATAAATTAAGGTTATGAGTGAACGTAGTTATTACTTCAAAGACGGTAAACACCATGTAGTTGGTGGCATGATACCACCTATGATTGTTGATCTAACAAGAACATTAGCAATTGTACCATGGTGGGTGAATATACCGTTTGGAACTACATTAAATGATATTGTTTGGATTAGGGAGGACAATGAATCAGTTCAAATGAAACCTGAATTTATTGACATTAAATCTAGTTCAAGTGGTGAAACATATCGTATCACTAAACGATTTAATAAATACTACTGTACATGCCCTGGTTATTACAGAAGTAAAGATCGAGTTTGTAAACACATTAAACAAGTTATAAAGGAAAAAACACTATGAAGACAGTAGGGAAGATTACTAACACATGGAAGAAAGCTCTTAAGCAAATCAAAAACAATGAAACTGATGAAGCCATTGAAACATTGGATCAATGTTTGTTGATTCTAGCTCAAGAAACAGTAGATGAAACTACTGAGTTAGATGGTGTTAAAGTAGACTTATGGAAAGTAAGAGTGTGGGTTAAATTAGAAGAACTAGGAGCAATACCTGAACTTGATGAGCATATCTAAGAAAAAGAAAAAAACAAAGGCTGATCTCATTAAGAGTGATCCTGACTATAAACCATTCATTGTTATGAATGATCAACTTCAAGTATGGGTTGGATTAAAAAGTGGTGGACGAGAATTAATATTCTCAGATGATTTTGATGACGCTAAACCTCTTGATTTTGATTCACAGTTTAGAACTTTAAATAGACTTACATTAGATAAATTAGAACAAATTTACATATGAAATTATTATATGGAATACTATTAGGTTTAGTAGCACAAGTGCTAACCTTTATCCAACTACAAGGTGTATATAAGTGGGAATGGATGAAAGAAAAAATGTGGGCAGTAGTGTTACTAGGTATTCCTATTTCAGCTCTGTTTATGTTCTCAGTTAGGTTTATGGTTGAACATTTTGATGGTCAACTATGGCCTTCACGTTTGATTGGTTTCGCAATTGGTACAATGGTATTCGCTACTCTATCAATAGTTTTATTTGGTGAACCAATCACTCCTAAAACAGGTATATGTTTGTTTTTAGCGTTTTGTATTCTATTAATTCAGTTATTTGTAAAATAAAATGGGTGAGAAAAAAGGTAATACAGTTAAATTAATTTATGATTTTCCAACTCAATTAAGTACTGAGGTGCTTGAATCAGGTGAATGGAATCGAGTAACTTGTAATCGTTTTAGGAGTTTTAATGGTCCTAGACGTATTATGAAATTTAATAAACAGAATCAACCATATTATGAAGAGTATAATGGTCCTGTTTTTCTATATGAAACAAACATTAGATTAAAAGACATGACTAAAAAAGGTTATGTTTACCCTAATGATGTTATACCTAAACGAATTATAAGGCCTGGTGAAAATCATTATTTTGAAGATCAAAGAATAGATAAGTCACAATATATTTATAGGTAACTATGAATGAAAAATTAACACATCACTTTCACAAAGTAATAAATGTGATACAGTCTTGCAAAACTGAGGAACATTTACTTGGAGCTAAATTGATGATTGTTAATTTCACTAACTATTGGAGTTATAAAATAGATAGTAAATTACTTATAAGTTATATTAAATACATCAATATTTTATTTAGACATCAACGAAATAAAGTTTTAAATTATGACTAACGAAGAAAGACTTGAAGAAATACTATATCAGGCTCATCAAAGAGGAGATTTGGATGTATTAGAAAAATATATGTCTGAATATAAACAGACTAACCCTAATTTACGTATGATTGATTATTACGATATGGCTCATACACAAATCAAAAAAGAGTTAGGAATCATATAATAAGTTTGGCTTTCCATGATTTTTTAGTTATATTTATCACAAATGAATAAAACATGGCTAAGAAAAATAAAAATACTATTGATGGATTAAGTGAACGTCATGTTGCTCAAATCATACGTAGAAAAATGATTCAACGCACTGAACCAAATAGTAAAGCATATAGACGAGAAAAGTATCGTTATGATGGAAATGATTAAAAGTGTTTTTACTTTAAACATACTTAAATCATTATTCTGTAATGATGCACATCATATTGTTTCAAAACGAGGATGGGAGATACTAAATGAAAAATATAATAACCCTAAATAACACTCCATTCCTTATTGTTAGGGATGTTTGGGTAGGTAAATTCATAGATAATGTTAACGGTGGTAAAGTACTTAATGAATTAATTGATTTGTGGAAGGAATATACAGAAACAGATTATGTTTATCAAAATGGTGATCGGGTATTTTTCTTAAGAAATATTAAAGAAGTAGAATTTAAAGAAATACTTGAGGAGGAAACATTATGTTTGACAAGTTAATTGATTTTATAATTGAATTTATAGACCAAATACTACCAGTTGTAGTTATAAAAGAATATGATGAGGGTGCATTTTTTAGATTTGGTAAATATAAGAAAATAATTGGTCCTGGTTTACATTTTAAAATACCATTTATTGATAGTGTAGACACTCACACTGTAGTGACTACTACCATGACATTACCTGCTCAAAGTGTAGTGACTAAAGATGGAACATCAGTAGTTATTAAGGCTCAAATCAAATATGAAATTGAGGATTTATCAATATTTGCTGTTAAAGTATATGATGCTATAGACGCTATTTCTGATATGACTTGTGGAATAATATTTCAAACTATCAAAAATAAAACATATCAGGAAGCATGTACCTCAGATTTAAATAAATTGATAACTAGTGGAGCTAAAAAAGAAGCCAAACAATGGGGAATCAATATTGAAAAAATAACAGTAACTGACTTTTCCCAAATGCGTTCAATAAGGTTATTTAATGAAAGTTCTAATTTAAGTTAGCATGTGGATGATAAAAACCTTTTTTAGGAAAATAAAAAACCTAATACGTTGGTTTCCTATTATATGGAAAGATGAGGATTGGGATGATCATTACATATTTGAGATTCTTAAATTCAAATTAAAAAATCAAGCAAAATATATTGGTAACAGAAATTTCCGAACACGAGCAAAACGTGACGCTGAGATTATGATGTTATGTGTTCGTTTGATAGATAAGATTCAAACTGAGTATTATGATATGGAGTCTTCTGACTATGAAGAATCAAAATTTAATTTCACCCCAATTGAAGGAACAACTAATTTTAGATTAGAAATAGAACACATCTCAGATAATTTAGATGATTACTTTAACAAGTATCCACTTGTATATAAAGAAGTAGTAAGCCAGCATATACATAATAACCCAGATAAACATAGAATAGCCATGTATATGTCTCGAATGAATCATGACCGTGCTCGTAAGTTACTTTTCAAGATAATGGAAAGAAATATTGAAAGATGGTGGGAATAATTTGGCTTCTAGAAATTCTGATATTATATTTAAATATAAATAAAAATAAATAAAATGTTCAAATTATTAATGGGTGTTGTAATGTTGACGCTGTTTATAGTAGCTATAGCAGCAGTAGTCCAAGTTGTAATTGGAGTACAAAAAAGTAAGTCGTTACCTGATGATAATCTTCCAATTGAAGATATTATTGAGGAACTGGAGTTTAAGCTTATGAGAGCAGAAATTCAAGCCGAACGCGGAGTGAAAGAAGCTGAAGAAAAAGTAACTCTATTGTCTAAGGAGCTTGAAAAAGCACGTTCAATCAAAGAAAAATTAAGTAAATAAATAAACAAATAAACAAGTTATGAGTCAGACAAAATTTATTGTCATTGGGATAATTGCCCTTGTAGGAATTATTATTTTAGGATTTGTCAATCCGTTTGCGTGGAATGACGCAGGTCATCGAACAGTAGTGGAACGAGCAAGTGGAGAACAATTTGTTCAGTACACACCAGGAGTTTATTATGCAGGTTTCTTTGCTAAAGTAACTGAATGGCCAAATCAAATTTCAGTATCGTATCAAGACACAATGAAACATACTGTTGACGATTATTCAGTAACAGATGGTAGTATTGAAATTGGTAAGGTAATGGTTCGTTTTGGTGGTGGTGTTCCAACAACAGCAGATGTATATGGAATTGTTCAATATGTTCTACCTGTAGATGAACAAGAAATGATTGCGATGCATAATGCTCACCGTACACCACAATCACTAGTAGCAAAACGATTAGCACCTTACACAAGTGAATGTCTATCAAGTTCTGCACAATTGATGTCAGCTGAGATGCACTATAGTGGAGGTCGCGCTACAATGGCTCAAAATTATCTAGATCAGTTGCAACGAGGTGTTTATCTATTGTCAACAGTAGAAAAGACAGAATTTGATTCATTGGCTAATGAAACTAAGAAAATTTATGAGAATGTATTCCAAACAGATTCATCTGGGAATAAGTTGCGCAAGTTTAGTTCTATTAAGGAATATGGTATAACAGTTGCAGATGCTCAAATTACAACTGTAGACTATGAACAACGAGTTGATGATATGTTAGCTAAGAAAATTGAATCAGCTACACGCGCATCAGTATCTAAACAAGAAGCTATCACCGCACAACAACAAGCTATATCAGCCAAAGCTGAGGGTGAACGTAACTTGATTACAATTGAGTATGAACAAAAACAAGAACAAACACGTCAGGTGGTTCAAGCTGAAACGCAGGTGAAGCTAGCTCAACAAGATAAAGAAAAACAACGTATCGCTGCTGAAGCCGCTGAGTTAGAAGCACGTAAGATTAAAACATT